GTAAAAGATGTTATTCTTGAGAACTTTATGTATATAACCGTAATTGGTTTAGGCGTAACTGCAGCAGAAAAATTTGGTCGTAAATAAATAGTTTTAATTTCTTAACTTAATAAGAGGTAATTGTTATGAGTAAATTTCCTACAGAGGTAATAGACTTACCTTCTAAAGGATTAGTGTATCCAAAAGAACATCCACTATCGAGTGGACAAGTTGAAATCAAATATATGACAGCAAAAGAAGAAGATATTCTTACTTCTCCAAACCTTATAGATAAAGGTATTGTGTTAGATAAACTTTTAGAAAGTATTATTGTTACAGAAGGAGTTAAGTTAGAAGACTTCATTATTGGTGACAAGAACACTTTATTAGTATCAGCACGTATACTTGGATATGGTAAAGATTATCCAATACAACTTGGTGATGAAGAAGTAAATGTTGATTTGACAAGTTTAAAGGAAATATGGATAGATGAAAAAAATCTTGTTGAACCACACAAAAATGAATTTAACTATACGACTCCAAAAGGAAAAAACAAAATAGTTTTTTCTATATTAGATGGTCATATGGAAAAACAACTTGAAGATTTGAACAAAGCATATGAAAAAGCAGGACAATCAAGAGAGTTAACAAATCGATACAAATTAATTATCAAATCAGTAGATGGTAAAGTACAACGTGGCGAGATAGATGATTTTGTAGACAATCAGTTTATGGCTTTAGATTCAATGGCTTTTAGAGAGTATATTAAAGAAGTTAGTCCTGATATAGATTTTACAACTCAAGTAAAGTTAGCAGACGGAAGTGAGCAGGAGGTAACGGTCCCAATGACCGTTCGATTTTTTTGGCCTAACGCCGAAGT